TAATTGAATTACCTGCATTAAGTGCATATGTCGCATTGGCCACTGTGCCAATAACGTTAGATCCTGTTAATTGTGATAATCCTCTACCATTACCTGTGAATTTACCAGTAGTAGCAGTAATATTTGCGGCTGTAATAGTTCCACTTACAGCAAGTGAAGTTAATGTTCCAACTGAAGTGATGTTAGGTTGAGAATTTGTTGTTAATGTACCGGTTAAGAAATTAGCAGAAACTAAGTTAGCACCAGTTACATTTGTACCAGTAATATTTCCAGTTACATCTAATGATGTTAATGTACCAACACTTGTAATGTTAGGTTGTGCATTAGTTGTTACTGTGCCTGCAGTAGTTGAACTACCTGCATTTGTTGCATATGTTGCATTAGCTACATCACCAACTACATTTGCCCCAGAAAGTTGAGATAAACCACTACCATTACCTGCAAATCTACCAGTAGTAACTGTAATATTTGCTGATGTTACGTTTCCAGTTACATTTAATAATGAAAGTGTGCCAACTGACGTAATATTTGGTTGAGCCTGAGTTGTTAATGTTCCGGTTACATAATTAGCAGAAACTAAATTACCACCAGCTACATTTAAACCAGTAATATTTCCACTTACAGCTAGTGATAGTAGTGTACCAACTGAAGTGATATTGGGTTGTGCATTATCTGTTACTGTTCCGGCTGTTGTAGTAAACCCAGCTGTTAATGCATATGTTGCATTAGCAACAGTACCAACTACATTTGCCCCAGATAAGTTTGTTAATCCACTGCCATTACCTGCAAATCTACCAGTACTGGCAGTAATATTTGCGGCTGTTACATTTCCAGTTACATTTAATAATGATAGTGTTCCAACATTAGTAATATTGGGTTGTGAGCTAGTTAAAATTGTTCCAGTAAAGTATGTAGCAGAAACTAAATTTCCACCAGCTATATTTCCACCAGCAATGTTTCCAGTTACCGCCAGTGATGTTAGTGTACCAACAGAAGTAATATTAGACTGTGCATTTGTAGTAACAGTACCGGCAGTTGTTGTTGTTCCGGCTGTCACCGCATATGTTGCATTAGCAACAGTACCAACAATATTTGAGGCCTGTAATTGAGATAGTCCACTACCATTACCAGTAAATCTACCTGTGTTAGCAGTGATATTTGCGGCTGTTATGGGTCCATTTACAGCTAATGAAGTTAATGTACCAACACTTGTAATATTGGGTTGAGAAGCTACAGTAACGTTGCCTGCATAATATGCAAAATTTGCACTGGTAATATTACCTACAAAATTACCTACAAAATTATTAGCATTGACATTACCTGTAACATTTAATGTAGTTAATGTGCCAACACTTGTAATGTTAGGTTGTGCGTTAGTTGTAACAGTTCCCGCAGTTGTTGCTGTATTAGCTACACTAGCAATATTGGCTACACTTGCTAAATCGGACTGTGCAGCCTGTGTAGCAAAACCTGCATTACTAGCATAAGCGGCATTTGGTACAGATCCAACAATGTTGGCTGCAACTATTTGAGATAGTCCACTACCATTACCAATAAATACACCACTGGTAGTGGTTATATTACCAGTTACATTCAATGATGCTAATGTACCAACACTGGTAACATTTGGTTGATAACCTGTAATTAATAGTCCAGATATTTGATTTGCTGTAACTCTAGTGACAGCACTGATGTTACCAGTATTGATATTACCAGCTACTGATAAATTACCCAATACTCCAACTGTAGTAATATTAGGTTGTGATTCAGTAGTTAGTCTACCTGTTAGAAAATTAGCTGATACTAAGTTACCAGCAGATATGTTCCCTATACTTAAATTGCCGCCGGCTGATATATTTCCGGTTATTGAGAAATCATTTCCACCAAATACATAATTAGAACCATTTGGATTAGTGAAAATTAAAGCTGTACTATTTGCTTCTATCGTAGCATTACCTAAATAGATAGTATTGCCACTTAAGTATAAATCGTTCCAGCGAGCTACATTGCTACCCAAATTATATAGATTATCAGCGGCTGGAATAATGTTCCCTGCTAGTGTTAATCCTGATAATGTACCAACACTGGTAATGTTAGGTTGTGCATTTGTTGTTAGTACGCCAGTAAAATAGTTAGCTGAAACACTATTAGCATTAGATAAATTACCAATAAAATTAGCAATAACATTTGCGGCTACTACATTACCGGTAGCTGTTACATTGGCTGATTGAATCGTAGTAATTACCGCTGTAGTAGCAGAAATATTATTCGTAGCAAATGTTTGAGTACTATTATTAAATGTTAAGTTTGCGCTAGCATCTAGTAATCCAGCTGTATTGAATTGTATCTGTGTATTAGTTCCGGACGCTTGTGCCGCAAATACGTACGGAGCACCGTTAGCGTATAGATAATTATCTGTTAAAATATTAGTAACAGTTAGATTACCCGTTAAACTTAATACATTTGTAGAATAGTTAAACTGTAGATTATCACTGGCCCCTGCATTACCTTCTTGGTTAAAGATAACACTGGTATTTGTGCCAGGAACTACGAAATTTCCAGATACATTTCCAACGACATTACCAATAAAGAACGGGGCAGTAATATTACCTGATGAAGTAATAACTGCCGTAGATAGGTTCGCAATGTTACCACGGTTAGAAGTTACATTGCCGTTACTGTCTATTACCAATATTGGTGGTATTCCTACTGTTACACCACCGACTAAACCGAAAGGTTCAAATGCCATTGTTCATCCTAATATTGTCTATTATATATTTATCAGTTAGGTATAATTTCTTCCCACTAAAAAAAATCCTATTAGTGCTTTTTTATTAAATATATAATGCTTACACGACAGCCAAACAGACCCCTATGTTCTCATTGTAGAGTATCATTAGCAAAACCTAACGGTGTGAGTAAACATGGCTTTACCAAGTGGCACAAGTATTGTGTTGATTGTGCTAAAGGTGCATATAACAGCACGTATGGTTACTTGTTACAGAAGAAAGACAAGTGTGAGAAGTGTGGTTTTATACCAGAAGATAAATGTCAATTAGACATTGTATATAAAGACGGTGACAAGAAGAATAAAGATAAACGTAATCTTAAAACATTGTGTGCCAATTGTAATAGAGTGTACCAAAAGAAACTAAAAGAAAAGCGTAAGAGTATTTTAGATATAACTATTGATACTGATTTAACAATTTAATAGCTTTTTTCTTCAACGATAGTGCTACCAAACATTGTGTTGATACTATGTTTGATTTCAGCACGTAAATCGTTTTTAAGATATACTTGTCGTGCCGAGTCAATGAATTTACCATCAAAAGTTTGATTCTTTTCACATTCTCGTTTATAGTTCTCAATGTGCCATAACTCTAAGTTTACACCATAAAGCTTAGACTGTAGTTCTTCAAGTGTGTCAATATCTAAATTAAGACTATCTTTTAGTTCTTCTAATAGTTGTAGTTCTTGTTCTATGTTTTTAAGTTTGATTGTATCTACAATTAAGATAGACTTGATTTTTAATATAGTGATTTTATCTATTAGTTCACCGATTGAGATTGGAGCGTGTATCATCATAGTATTATATAGTCTAATAAATTTTAGATAAGAAAAAAGGCTCTGTAGAGCCTTTGTTTTTGTGTTTGTGAGATTATGCGTAACCGTAACTTGAGGCTGCAAGTTGGCTTCTAGCAGTACCAACTCCTGTCGTATCCGTTGCTACTACACCGGTGTTTGATACTTTATTGGTCATTGATACAAAAGATGGACCATTTCCATATCCAAATATAGCAGTATCAACACCATAACTTGCGGCTGCAAGACCCCATCTAGCAGTTCCAACACCTGTTGTATTAGTAGCAACTACACCTGTGTTACTTACTAGATTAGTAATTGATAAACCATTCGTCTGGTCAGTGGTTCCATAGCCAAATATAGCTTTATCAGTTCCATACCCTGCGGCTGCTAGCTGATATCTGGCTGTGCCGGCACCTGCAGTATCAGTAGACACTACACCCGTATTTGATACTAGGTTAGTTGTTGTTGTCATTGCTGAACCATTAAACCCATATCCAAATATGGCCTTATCGGTACCATACACTGAGGCTGTTAATCCATATCGACCGGTGCCTACACCTGTGACATCATTGCCAACAACACCAGTATTTGTTACTAGGTTGGTTAGTGAATAATAACCACCATCAGGTCCTCCGTATCCAAATATAGCTTTATCACTTCCATAACCTGCGGCTGCAAGAAAGCGTCTTGCAGTGCCTACACCTGCTGTATCAGTAGCAACAACGCCTGTATTTGATACTAGATTGGTTATATTTGTCATCCCACTAGGTTGACCATAACCAAATATAGCTTTGTTAGTGCCATAGCCCGCGGCCGCTAGATTTTGTCTAGTAGTTCCAACACCAGTTGTATCAGTAGCAACAACGCCTGTATTTGATACTAGATTGGTTATTGCTGTTACCGCCGCGGTAATAAGACCATATCCAAAAATAGCTTTATTTGAAGGGGGAGGAGGTTGCTGTGTCACAACCATACCACCACTAAATGTCATTCCACCAGTAATTTCCATAATGTATTATCCTTTGCTATTATTTATCAAAAAAAGGCTGTGTATATACTTTGATTTGTTTGTTTATGCTAAGCCGTAACTTGCGGCTGCTAATTTAAATCTAGCAGTACCGACACCAGTTGTGTCTGTAGCAACTACACCGGTGTTTGATACTAGATTGGTCATTGATACCGGTAGGGTTTCGTTTAAACGGTCGATATTTCCATATCCAAATATAGCAGTATCAACACCGTACCCAGCGGCTGCTAATCCGTATCTAGCAGTACCCACACCAGTGGTATCAGTAGCTACTACACCCGTGTTTGATACTTTGTTGGTCACTGAAAATAAAGCGGTACCGGTACCATATCCAAAGATAGCTTTATCAGTGCCATAGACTGCGGCTGCGAGTAATGCTCTATCAGTACCAACTCTGGATACATCAGTAGCTACAACACCCGTATTTGATACTAAGTTAGTTGGACCACCTCCACCGCCATATCCAAACATAGCTTTATCAGTTCCATAACCTGTGGCAGCAAGGCTGTTTCTAGCACTACCAACACCTGTGGTATTATTAGCAACCACACCTGTATTACTTACTAGGTTGGTCACGTTAGTGGTGATAGACCCCTCACCGCTATTATAATAAAAGCCAAATCCAAAAATAGCTTTATCTGTTCCATATCCTGCGGCAGCAAGTATATTTCTGCCAGTACCAGCAGATTGTCCATCAGTGGCAACAACACCTGTATTACTTACTCGGTTGGTCGTATTTATCCAGGCATATGCAAAGCCAAATCCAAAAATAGCTTTATCTGTTCCATATCCTGCGGCAGCAAGTTCACCTCTGGCAGTACCAACACCTGCAGTATCAGTAGCAACTACACCTGTATTTGATACTAGATTAGTTATTGATGTAATGTATCCATAACCAAATATAGCCTTGCTTGAAGGGGGAGGAGGTTGAGGAGTTACACTCAATCCACCTGTAAATGTTAATCCACCTGTAAAATCCATAATATATTATCCTTTTGTTTTGTGTTTGTTAGATTATGCGTAACCGTAACCTGCCGCTGCCGATCCTTTTCTAGCAGTGCCTACTCCAGTAGTGTCACTAGCAACAATGCCCGTATTTGATACTTTGTTGGTTAATGATGTTAATCCACCTGGTTTATCACCATATCCAAATATAGCTTTATCTACGTCATATATTGCGGCTGATAGCTTACTTCTAGCAGTACCTACTCCTGCAGTGTCAGTAGCCATAACACCGGTATTACTTACTAAGTTAGTTATTGAATAATACCCACTACTTTGACCATATCCAAAGATAGCTTTATCAGTGCCATATCCTGCGGCTGAAAGAAATCCCCTAGCAGTTGCTACACCGGTAGTATCACCTGCTACTACACCTGTATTTGATACTAGATTGGTTGTTGAAAAATAACCACTACTACCGTCCCATCCAAATCCAATAATAGCTTTGTCTGTGCCGTAGCCGGCAGCTGAAGTAGATGCTCTACCAGAGCCTGCTCCTGCGGAGTCTGTAGACACCACACCTGTGTTACTAACCAAATTAATCGAGTTATTATTAACTCCATAAATAAACATAGCTTGACCACTTGAACCATAAACTGCGGCCGAACGATATCCTCTAGCAGTGCCAACACCTGCAGTATTAGTAGCAACAACACCGGTATTACTTACTAGGTTAGTTAATGATGAGTATGAACCCGAAACATCACCATAACCAAAAATAGCTTTATCAGTACCATAGGTTGTTGCCGATAAATTTTGTCTTGCAGTACCAACGCCCGTTGTGTCAGTAGCAACAACACCGGTGTTTGATACTAAGTTAGTCATTGATAAATCAACGGAATCGTTATTACCATATCCAAATATAGCCTTGCTTGAAGGCGGGGGTTGAGGAGTTACACTCAATCCACCTGTAAATGTTAGTCCACCTGTAAAGTCCATAATATATTTCCTTTTATTTTATGCTAGTCCGTAATTTGCGGCTGCAAGATAACTTCTAGCAGTGCCAACCCCAGTCGTATCAGTAGCAACGACACCAGTATTACTTACTAAGTTGGTTATTGATTGATTACTAGCATTTGTACCATATCCAAATATTGCTTGCCCAGAACTACCGTATATGGCTGCTGCCAGCCCAGTTCTAATCGTGCCGACACCTGTCGTATCTGTTGCAACAACACCAGTATTTGAGACTAGATTAGTCATCGATACATAAGCGTAGGTCGGGTTGCCAATTTGACCATATCCAAATATAGCTTTATCTGTGCCATAGCCTGCGGCAGCAGGAAATTGTCTTACAGTACCAACACCTGTGGTATCAGTAGCTACTACACCGGTATTTGATACTAGGTTAGTTATTGATGTATAGCTTGGTGTGAGTGCTGGTGCATATCCATATCCAAATATTGCTTGTCCGGAGCTACCGTACCCGGATGCTGCTATTCCATATCTAGCAGTACCTACACCTGTTGTATCTGTGGCAACAACACCAGTGTTTGATACTAAGTTGGTCGTTGATTTAGCACCACTGCTATTATTATAACCATAACCAAATATAGCTTTATCAGTGCCATAACCTGCGGCTGCTAATTGTTGTCTAGTAGTACCAACTCCAGTAACATCATTACCAACCACACCTGTGTTAGAAACAAGATTAGTTATTGATACACTTATACTGGTTAATCCATAACCAAATATAGCTTTATCTGTTCCATAACCAGCGGCCGCTACTCCGCTTCTAGCAGTACCAACCCCTGTTGTATCATTAGCAACTACACCAGTGTTGCTGACTAGGTTTGTTATTGCTGTTACTGACCCAGTATCACCAAATCCAAAAATAGCTTTATTTGTGGGTGGGGGTTGTTGTGTTACCGTCATACCACCTAAAAATGTCATTCCACCAGTAATTTCCATAGTATGTTTTCCTTTGAAGTATTTAGCAAAATAATGTAGATAACAAAAAAGCACTACGAATAGTGCTTGATTGTAAACTTCCCATCCCGTTGAGATATTGTATTTATGCTAATCAATCATAATGATAGGGTAATCCACTAGGAATAATAACTTCTGTTCCATCTTTTAGTGTAACTTCATATTCTTGTTGGTCTGCACTTAGACATACATTTGTATAATCTGTTATGCCTGCTTTCTCCATTGTTTCTCGTAGTTGTTCATTACGCATTTTTTCATATTGTCTTGAATTCATTTTTATTACTTTCATTTTACAGTTATCTCCGTGCCATCTTTTATACATACTACTACTAACAGTCTTACCACAACTACAAGTCATCTTTCGTTGTGATGGATGTTTACCTTCTGCTAACATCTTTAGATTTGCGGCTGAACCTACAAAGTTGTGTGTTCCCTCATCTATTCGTTTTTGATTTGTGTCTGGTCCTAAAAAGTTATGACGACCTTCTTCAATCAACTTCTTGTTTAGCTTACCTTCATAGTTTGGCGCTTTACCATTCTGCCAATGATGAGTACCATTTAGTGCGTTGATAGTACTTGGATTGTTAGTGATACTATTGTGTTTACCGTTTTTCATTGCTGCCTTTGCGTTTCTACCATCTAGGTTGGGGTTGTTTTTTATAAAATCTTCTTTTCGTTCTGGATCTTTATTCATCCAATGATTATCTCCTGCTAGTTTTTCTGCAAACATTTCAGGATTCTTATGGGACCAATGATTGTCCCCTTGAAATTTTGATTTAACTTCATCACGTGTCATAGGATTAGCTAATCCAGTGGCTGCGCCTGTGCTTTTATTACTCATATTCATACAGTTAGGTTTACCGTAATGTTCTGCTAAATATTCATCTTCTTTTATTATTAGTTCCTCAAATGAATCTACAAACTCAACTATTTCTCGGACTAACTTATCCTTCTTTTTGATTTGTGATACCCACTTTCCTGAACCTAGATATCCATCTTCAAGGTTAGTAGTGCTATGTCTACCTATGTAGTATTTTCCGTTTGTGTGAGTTGTCTTGTATATAAAATGTTTCATAGAGTTATTTATTATCGGCTGCGTTTCATTATATACTATTACTTAATAAAGGACAACAAAAAAGGGTGCCAAAGCACCCTTTTGATTTAATAATATCTGTAAAGATATTAAAATGTAGTGAATTTCACTGAAACGTAAGGTTCTGAACCGCAATTTCTCCAACGTAATCGGCAGCGTTACCAAATGAGCTGGCCGTATTCGTTAATTCGATGTATCCGTACCTTGTCATAAATGATACGACTGGTTCGAATGTTGATGGATCCAATACAACTCCACTGCTCATTAATGGAATGTATGGGCAATAGAATGCGGCTGCATCAGTTTCGCTTGAACCTTTATAACCAACCAATACAGGTTGTGTATCAGGAGCATAACTGTTAACGAATACACGCATAGCACCGTTCAATGTACCAACGAACTTAGTGTTAGTTGGAGCTTCGAATGTACCTTCTGTTGTACGAGCAAACGCTGAAGTAGTTGCAGATTGCAATACTGTCAAACTTGCTGGAGATACAACAGCCCAGTTACCTGCGCCACGACGTGTACGTTGGGCGATCAAGTTAGCAACACGGTTGATTAGAACAGCTAAGGCAGCGTGTTCGTCACCAACGTAAGTAGCTGTACCTGATACAGTAGCTTGGTTGAATGTGTACTCAGTAGATGCCAATGTCGCTAACGACAATAGAATCTCTTGGTCAATTTCAGCAGTAATTTCTTGTGCTAATGCTGCCATGATTTCTGCTTCAACGTCAATACCATGTTGACTCTGTGCATCTTGTGCTGCCTCAAATGTCCAACGTGCTTGCAACTTACGTGACTTAGCTTCAACAGCTTGACGTAAGATTTGTACGCTGATTTGACGACCACCGTTGCCTTCTAAGGCAGCAGTGTTGTTACCAGTGTAGCCTGTTGCTGTATCACCAGCGGCGCCACTTGGCTGACGTGAATATGCCTGAGCAATTGTGAATGGACTCAATGCTTCTTGACCAGCTGTAACGCTAGTTTGAGCGGCACTGTTATCCACTAAGCTATTTGCATAACGTACACGTAGTGTGTGAATTTGACCAACTGGTCCTGTCATTGGTTGTACACCTACCAATTCGTTAGCGATAACGGTTGGCATGACACGACGAATAACTGGAAGAATCACACGGTTTAGTGTAGCGATGTTACCAGCTGTAGTTGTACCTACTGAAGATTCAGCAAGTAGTTGTTTCTTAGTATTTTCTAAGATAACACCCATAGTTGAGCGGCGAGTGCCCTTTAAGCCTTCTAACAGAGCTTCCTTGGTCTCGTCCCAACGGCTTTCTAATAGAACTTTTGACATTTATATTTCTCCTAAATTTATGTCTTTGATTTAAAGCCCTGCCAGACGCTTGATATCTATAACGTTGTCACGTTGTTCCATATCAACTTCTTGTTTGGCAGCTTTATCCCCAGTAACTTCACTAATCATCTTTGACTCAGTTAAACTAGCTTTTTGAGCTTTTTTAACAACGCCAGTGTTTAGTACTGCTGGTAGATACTTATCGAAAGTTGCTTGCAGTTTACCTGTTTGCACACTTTCTAGTAAGTCCTGCATTACCTTTGCTTTTTCCTCGTTAAGAGTAGAAAGTAACTCAGTCATAGTCTTCTCACGAATATTTGACTCTTTGATAATACGAACTTCACGTTCTTTTGATTCAACTAACTTTTTACTGTTGTTGATTTGTGTAATGGATTCAGCTAATTGACGATCTTTATCTTCTAATTTTTGCATTAGTTTTCTTGTTTCAGCTTTATCATTTAAATGAGTAACTGAAAATTCACCTGCAAAACTTTCAAAAATCTTACGACCAAAACTGTTTTCTTTTGCAATTTTGATATCTTCTTTCAACTGACCTAATTCACCCTTTAACTGTCCTGCTACAGCGATAGACAACTTCTTAGCACTTTCAGCAACAAAACGTGCTTTAAGTTTTTCTAATTGTTGACGACCTTCTGCAACTAACTTAACCTTAGCTTCAACCACAGCCTGTTTATCTTGAGCGAACTCTTTGATTTCACGGGCTAAAGCATGAACAATAAATTGCTCTAGCTTTTGTTGACTTTCTTTTTGAATCATACGATCTGAACGTAGTTCACGGATTTCTTCGGCTAGTTTAGTAACCATAAAATCATTGAATTTTGTTGCACTTTCACGTAGTTTCATTTGTGCTTTCACACGGTCTTCGTTCATTGCTTGCTTCTCAGTGTGAAATTCTTCAATTTCTTCTGATAGGCTTTCTGTAACCATCTTGTCAAGGGCTTCAACCATCACGCTTCTGTCATGTTCATAACGTTGTGCGAATTCTTCGTGTAATTCTGCACGAACTTGTTGGCGAGCTTCATCTAACTTAGCTTCCCATGCTTCATTTAACTGAGCACCGGTGTCTTCATTGATAAGTCCACTGTCAAGTAATGGCTTGATAGCATCAAACATGCTTATTCCCCTTTGTTAATTTTGAGATCCTTGATAAGGCGCATTACTTCCTCTTTCAAGTACTTCTCTACTTTCTTGTCGCCTCTTGCGTCCTTTGCAATATCCAACAATTTATGACCATGACGCATATTCATCATACCTTCATAGATTGCTTTAGGATAAGCATTTGGTGCGCTAGGTTGTGCAACAATATCCACAGTGACTATTTCAAAGTCACTAACTTTGCCGTTCATGTCGTCAACGTTACCGCTGCCACGACTTGATACGCCGAGTTTCACACCACTTTGTAACATAGTTGTTACAAGTTCTCCCATTGGAGTTGGTAAAATCTTTAATTTGCCGAATCCATTAGCACCATCCATCCACATGCTTGTAATCATATGTGATACACGGTCTAAGTTAATCTTTAAATCGTCTGGGTGATCTACTTCACCTAATACTGAGTAACCACTTGTAATTTGTTCATTAAGAGTTCCGACTGCGGCTTCAATCTCAGAAACAGGGTAAACACGCTCATTAGCGTTCTTTACCCCACCCTGAATGAAGATTCCCTTCATATAAAGGTTCTTCTTGTCACCTTCACTGACACTTTCCACAACCATTCCGGCGCGGTCAAATGTCAAGTGCTCTTTGAGATACAAAGCCATTCTCTTAGATTCCTATTATACTCTACGCTTTGTAGAGTTACGTGATTCTGCTACTGGACTTCTAGAATTTACACCATTGTCACCCTTTGACGGGGCTGGTGCTTTTTCTAAGTCTGCATTGTTTTGTGCTGGGCTATTCTTAAATGATCCTGCACCTTTAACACTTGATTCACCTTTTGCATATGCATTACTTGGGCCTTTTGGTCCTGTTGGAACTGACTCACTAGCACCACTGAACTTAACTGGTCTACTATCCATACCAGCTTGTCCGCTATTTGCTAAGTTTGTGCTTTTTGTATTTTGACCATTGTCACCATGAGTTACAGAAACTTTCTTCAATGCAATAGCTTCCATCATTGCTTCGTCCATATCATCATGGTCTTGTTCCATATCTTGTGTTAAGTCTGCGCCGGCTTCTTCAGCATCATCATCAAACTCACTGTCAGATTCATCACTATCGACTTCTTCATCATCGCCAGCCATGATTTCTTCAAATTCAGCCATTAATTGGTCTAACTTATCTTCTAAGTCAACGACACGGTCTTCTAGGTTTTCTTCACCATCCATGTCATCTTCACCATCTTCAATGTCGATTACTTCATCTTCATCAGAATCAAAATCTAAATCGTCATCTTCAGCTTCTACCATGCCTTGTTCTTCGACTGAAATCTCGTCCATCATTTGACCGACTTGACCGCCCATGCCTTCTTCCATTTCATCGTCCATCATATCTTCATAGATTTCGCGGCTTTTCTCAACTACGATATCGTGAAATAATGCACGTGCTTGTTCTTCGTTCTCATTGATAATCAAATCAATAAGTTGTTCAAATTTTTTGTTGTCCATTGTGGTCTCCTGAATGTAAAATGGCTTTGTAGAGTTATTTAGTGGGTATCAAAAAAAACAGCACAATATGTGCTGATTTTTAACGTTTTTGTTTAAACTACTCATTAAACTGTTGGTGCACCTTCTGCTTTTGGTGCATATTGCTGATGTATCTTTTTTAAATAGCTAACTTTTTCATAGTTACGTACATCATTCATCTTACGTAGTTTACGTATTTGTTTCAATGTTAGTTTAGTCTTACGGCTTTCTTTCCACTTTGGTTGACTGTTATCAGCACTAACGTCTTGATAACCTGCAACTGCCTCATCGAACATTTCAAATAATTTCACTTGGTATTTCCTATAATGTATTTATCTAATTACATGCCAGTGCCACCTGGAGCCGGCATATTTTGTCCCGGTTGTGCTTGTCCTGGTACTGGTACTTGACCGGCTGCATCTAATGCCTGATCAACGGGCGGTGCTTCTGCGGCAGTAGCTTCTTCACCAGTTTGTATATCAGTTTCAATGTCACCCACTGATACACCAATACTACGTAAATCATTACCTTGTGGCTCAACTACAATCTCTTTATCATTTTCCTCACGCCACATTTTCTCATTCTTATTAATTTCTTCTTCAGTTAGTCCTAAGAATCGTTCCATAGCAAAACGTTTACTCATATATGGGTAAGCTTCAATTGCTGTAAATGAACTCATACGTGCGGTATCTAACTCACTTTGACGATAGGCTGCAAAGTTTTGTGGTGGATTAAATGTTAAATTAAATAGTCCACTGTCAATATTCAGTCCTCTCCAACGTAAGAATAGCTTGAATTCTTCATCAAGTTTTCTAACCATGTAGTTCTGTAATCGTTCGCAATATTGATTGAAACGAAATTCTTGAATCATTGCTGTACCAACACGACCATCACTCATAGGAGTAACATTATCATCAGGACCAGTAGGTAAATAACTACTTGGAACACGTAGTCCACGTGCTAATCTGTTATTAAAGTAACGCAAGTCATCAATTTCACCCAAATTTTGTCCACCGGGTAATAAATCAACACTAGATCCTCTACCATCAGCGGTTACCGGGAAGAAGTAATCTTCGTTCATACTTAATGGATTATATGATGCATCAACCATACTACCGCCACCATGCGTACTTGGAATACGTCTTTGATGAATCTCATTCTTAATACGTTCAACAAAAGCCATAGCCATATGACTTGGCATATTACCAACGTCAATCTTAAAAACTCTACGTTCTGGTGCACGTTGTACACGATAGATAAGAACCGCGTCTTCTAGTAATTCTTTTTGCTTATAAACTTTAAAGATATTCTCTAAAATACTTTGTCCAAATGGCCAAAAACGATCTAGTCCTTCTGTTAAACTTAAATGTACCACATGTTTACTATCAATAGCGGCTTCGTTAAATCCTAAACTAAATCTTGATCCAGTTGTGTTATACGGCATACTTGGAACAGTATAACCTCCACCACCGCCGGTTCCGCCGCCACCTGTACCGCCCATACCAGTTGCTGGATTAGCGGCAAAGTCTGTGTTTGTTTTCTGTGCTACGACTAGATTTTCTAAGTTAATGTTTAAGTCTTTGATAACATATTGTTCAGGTTTTTTACCTTCACTTTCATTTACAATAACTTTAATAACCTTAGTCATATCTACCCAATATAACTTAAAGTTTTCTGGGTCACGTACAAAAACTTGATCCCCGTACTTTAAACAATTTCTAAAGATTTTAAAGATACGTGTTTCCATTTCATTCAACTTACACCATTGCTGTAGTTGAGTTTTTAACATTTCTACTTCATGTGGAGTAGGATCTTCACGCCATTCTAAACTGAATGGAGTCTTATTATGTTCATTCTTTTGAGTACTGAATTCACTAATGATATCTAAACATGCGTTAATTTCAGCATCAACATCCATCATTTCATATTGATTATAGCGTTCAATACGATTTGGGTGACCTGTATATACTTCTGGTAGTCGACTTCCATAGTTTTTATAACCAAAATCTTGATTGCTATAGTTAGTAGCATTTTGTCCGGGTCCGTTCCATGCACCAGTGACACTGCCGCCACCTAATGGGCTCATTTGTCCTGATTGATTAACTCTGGTAAAGTGTTTTTTATATGTCATAATGAAGGTCTATTCAGTATTTAGTTAAACTTTTGAATACTCTAATAATTCACTTTGTATATCATTGCTATCAGATTGTGCATCAATTAAGTCATCCATTTTTTCTAAAAATTCTTTCATTAGATCGACCATTTCATTATTACCTGAATTAGTATTAGATCCCGCACTGGTACCAAACATATCTCCTGCTGGGGTATTAGCAAGTTTATCTAATATTGAATCTTTAGTTAATCGTTTAATAATTTCATTACCGTGTAATATGGCAGCGTAACCAGATTCTGGACCTTCTGCGATACCTTCTAGTGATGCACTAACTACTGAACCGGGTTTAAATCCTTCCCATGCTCTTTGCTTTGTAATCATTGCTTTTAATTGAGGGTCCGTTAATGTACCTATCACAGTACTCATGGATGCACCGGCAGCTTGTGCTAAATCTTTTGCATAACCTGAGCCTAATCCAGTTGTACCAGTCCATTGGGCTACACCTTCATCAATTGTTTTATCAATGTACATTGGGCGACGCCATAATGCCATCTTTAAATTATCACCGGCTTCTATCGATGGCATGATGGCAATACCAGTACTTCGTTGTTGAGCATCTCCGTCAAGTTTTTTCCACGCCCCTATTGCGCCGTATTGCTTAGACAACCCACCAAAAGAAACATTACCCGGATTATTAGTTCTCCAAGAAACTGTTCCACCTTTATGGATTTCATTTCCTATTTTTACTTCTTGACCCATTTGAACGTCGCCATCTTTACCACCAGTTGGTTTTGCTACTGGAACATCTGCTGGTCCTTTGCTACTATCATCACCACCTGCTGAACTAGATGCCATTGTAGCAACTACAGGTGAAGCCGATGAGCCGGAAGATGAACCAGATGAACTAGGTGATGAACCGGAAGATGAACCAGATGAACTAGGTAATGAGCCGGAAGATGAACCAGAGGATGGTTTTGAGCTAGCTGACGCTCTTGCGGCAGTTGTTGCAACGACAGGTTTTTTAGCAATCTCTTTACCTACAGTTTCACCAACAGCTTCACCCACAGATTCTCCGGCTTTAGAGCCTAACCATCCACCAAGTGCGGCGCCTATTGCTGTACCTACTACAGGGAATATAGCTGTTCCAATCATAGCTCCTAATGCGGCACCTCCGGCGCCACCTAATCCTTCACCAATACCTTTACCAACAGCTTCACTTTTCTTGACAGTACCTTCTTCTTTTGTTATTTCACCTTTGTTAACTTGATCTTCAGCATCATTATAACCTTCAGTAGCATTCATAGCTCCAGATCCAATTGACACTAATCCAGCAAGAGGTCCAACAAGTTTACTTAATGCACCCATAGCCTTGCTAGCTCCGGCAAACCTGCCGGCTCCACCTGGTGCTTTACCAGTGCTCGGGGCTTCAACAGGTGGAGCTTTACTGTACCTGCCTGAAGAATCTCTCCAACGACCTTTTTCATCTTTATAATGACCTTCAGAAGTCTTTGTATCTGGACCACCTTTACCACCACCCGGAAGACCTGAACCACCACCCGGAAGACCTGAACCACCTATATTTTTTGCGGCAGTCAATGCATCAACTATCTTCAATTGTACAGCTAATTTACCTAAATAAAGCGCGGCTGCCATGGCAGCACCTGTCAATAATGTAGCTGCCGTAGTTACTCCATTAAATCCTTGTATGAATGGACTAGCCTTACCTAATAATTCATCTAGACCCACAGATATAGTGCGGGTAAGCTCTGTCATTTTGTTTCTTGCTATCTCTGCAGGATCGGTTCCTGAACCAGTTCCTTTACCTTCTGCGGCATTTTTAATATCGGTTTGCGCTTCTTTCAATGCTCCTGGGAGATCCTTACCTAATACTTTTGCTGAATTCTGTAACAAAGCCAATGAAAGACCTTGTTTGTCTCCCATTTCTTTATCAAAGACGGCGGCACGTCCTAATGTTTCTCTCTGTCGTTTTGTACCTTCAGCGATAGCTTTCATATAATCAGCTTGGGTTAGTGTTCCCTCTTTTAACCCTTGTTGAAGTTCTTCATAATTAGGTAATGTTCTTAATAATACTGTACTTGATTCTGTCCATGCTCCTGTTGCAATTCTACTTTGTTGCGCTGATAAGAATTGTGCATCACCGGTAGCCTCTGCCGCTAACAACATAGCTTTATTAGCATCTAATTCTTTTTGAATTTGTTTTGCTTTTTCTTTGTCGGCAGCATTACCGGTTGCCATTAATTTATTTCTTTCATCCTCTAAGTTTTGCGTATGTATCGTAATGTCGGCGCTAGCTTGGGCTCTTTCCATAGCTTTTTTCGATTCACTCATTGACTTACCAGTGATAGCACTTAATTCTAATAAGTTTTTAGTATATTCCAATGAAGCTTCTTTTAAACTACCATCACGCTTCATTTGCTCTGTTATCATTCTACCGGATGATGCTTGTAATTTTACATAGTCAGCTTGGTTCTGTGTTAGTTCTTCCTGTGACACACCTAAACGTTGAAATGAACTATATACGTCATCACCAACTTTAGTCATATCACCAAATGCTTTCACGCTTTGTTTTACATTGCCACCAAGGGACATGATATCAGTGCCCATTGATCTTGAAGCTTTAGCTATTACTCCTAACTTCTCAGATGAGTAACCGGCTGCATTACCCATTTCTAGTAACTGTTTAGCTGTCATTCCACCAGCTACACCCATTTTAGATAATTCGTCTTTAGCCTTTAAAACATTATCAGCTTGTTTCATTGCGGCTTCTGCGGCTAGTGTAGTAGCTTTAATTAATACACCCATTGCCAAACCAAGCATACCTAAGTTTTTACCCCAAGCTAGTGCGGCGTCTCCGGCGCCACCTACAACTTTACCAAATGTTGAGAATTCAGCAGTTGTACTAGCTAAACCTAATCCAAACTGTTTCAATGAATTAGTTGCTAGTGTCTGTGCATTTTCACGATTTGCGTCTATTATATCTTTTTTCTTTTTTGCGGCTAGTTGTGCTTGTTCATATGCAGTGCCCTCTTTAGCACTATCTGCTAATTTTTTTAATGCATCAGACGCTTTAACTGACCCGGAAGCAACACCTATCACTTGATTAATGCCCAAAATAAATGAGGGCATGGTGTTATTCAATTCACGTATTGTTTCATTGAATTTCTCCATTGCATCTGGATCTAAATTTTGTGGCATGGTTTTTCCCTACTAAATATTATGTAGTATTTAGTACTGGGCAAACGCCCATTTTTAATCAAGGATAACAATGACCATTCAAAACAACCCACTAAAGCAATATTTTCGTAGACCTTCAATTTATTTGAAATTACCTAGCGGTGGTAAAATGTATTCACCTTCTGTATTAACTATACCAGAGTCTGGAGAACTAGCAGTTTATCCAATGACTGCTATCGATGAAATTAGCTCAAAAACACCAGATGCGCTATATAACGGAACCGCAATGGTAGACATTATAAAAAGCTGTATTCCTGATATCAAAGACCCATGGGCAATTAATAGCATTGACTTAGATGCTATATTAATAGCAATACGTTCGGCAGCGGGCGGTAATGACATGAGTGTAGCATCAGAATGCCCAAGTTGTAAAGAAATTGCAGAATATGCTGTTAATCTGATAGGTATACTAAGTCAACTTAAATCTGCTGACTATGATAAAGAATTAGTTTTAAATGACCTGTCAATTAAATTTAGACCACTGACATATAAAGAAATGAATGATGCAGGTACTGGACAAATAGAAGCACAACGAATGTTTCTTCAGGTAGACAAAGAAGAAGATGAAACTGTTAGGATAAGTAAAACTCAACAGGCATTGAAATTTATTACTGATGTTACAATGCGTATTATATCACAAGCTATTACTCATGTAAAAACACCTAGTGCTTTTGTAGAGGAAAGAGAATATATACTGGATTACCTACAGAATTGTGATAGAGATACTTACATTGCTATTAGAGATTATAATGCAAATTTAAAAGCACAAACAGAAATTAAACCACTGAAAATTAAATGCATTCATTGTCAAAATGACTACGAACAACCTTTCACTTTAAACACATCTGATTTTTTCGGATAAGGCTTCTGCGCCTTGACCACGAAGGCGTAAAGAAGCTGATAGATAATATGGAAAAAGAGTGTACCGATATTAAGAAAAGTGCTCTTAGTATGAGTTGGTACATGCGTGGTGGTGTTTCATATGAAGATGTATTAAACATGTCCACTGAGGAACGTGAAGAAATTAAGAAAATTATTGATAGTAATATGGAAGTTACTAAGAAATCACAACTACCATTCTTCTAATCAAACCCGTAACTGTTCATTTATCATATCGGGTTATTATATTGTTTCTTAGTAAAGATGAACTTCGTTCATCTAAGAACTCACTTCGTTCGTTCTTATTGTTTACGGTTATCTATTCTGTTAATTCTTTTTTATCAAAGACTATATTGCCGATTTGAAGCCATGGTAGTGCTGTTCAGCACTACCAATGGTAAAGGTTGTTTTGCACGACCGTCATCCAGTGTTATCTATTCCCCATTCAATTAGCTATTTGATGCTATTAAATGCTACCGGTTGCTCTGTAAAGTATATGGGATTGTAGTTGAATTTACGCACAATTGTGTTTCATTCAGCAACGCACATTCTATTGATTCAAGACAAAATATCAATAGACTTGTTGAAGGTTCGCTTTGTCGATTGCCTTCTCGGTATTCCGTATATATCGCTATACACGCTTACTCCAGATCCGTCAGCACAGCACAATCTGTACAAACTCAAGGAGGTCCTGCAACCAGGACAACACATTTTTATTTTAAATTTCTATTGTGAGGATATTGTTATTTGTAACAGTTTGATTTGACGTGGTGTCTGGTGAGCCTGAATATGCTTTTAATAATTTACTGTTGTTTAAGAAGAAATTGTCAAATTCCATAATTATCCAGTCCCCTAATTTAGGACTTGTATAATACAAGAAATTGTCAGTTACCCATGTTAGTTTGCTTTGTACAGCAATATAACGACCTTTACGATTGAACTTCATAAAAAGAATATTGCAATCGTCTGGATCAGCTACATCCATGAGTTGTTCTAGCCAAGCATCTATCACTTTACATTCCCCTGAAAGTAATAAATGAAACGGAAAATCAGCATAAAACTTACATTCTACATTCATTTTAGTAAAAGTCTGTCCAGGAACTATGTCCCCTTTGAAACTTCTAATCTGACCTTCATGCAGTACTTGGGTTCTTGATTGATTTTTTCCACCTATATAAGCACCGGATCCTGGAGCACGAATGAATGACTCATTATACTTCTCTGAAAGATATTTAGCGATTTCTCGCTCAAAACCTGAACCCTTTGCTTTCTGTGGACTTGGCATACTACTACTTATCGTGTGTTTCTGTGTATAAAATTATTCTATATCCACTGCAGTATTGTAACTTGTAAATCCGTTTTCTTTCACAACCTTAAGAACATTGGGCACACGCCCTGCTAATTCTTCTCTATGTGAAACAAGCCAAATACTTTTCTGTCGTCTACGACTCATATCTTTAAGAATTGCTAAACTATTCTCAACACCCATTGTGTCAAGACCGCTATCAATCAATTCGTCAATAAACAATGTGTTGATCGGTGAATACAATGATTCCCAAACATCACGGAAAGCAAAACTCAAGCCAAGAATTAGTCTGTTGCGTTCACCACGTGAAAGATTATCAAAGTCAAGTTCACGACCAAGCTCGGTAATCTCAACTTGTAAATCATTCTTAAAGATAACTTGATGTGGTAGACCAATCTTGTCTAAGTAGTGAGTTAGTCTTGCGTTTAGATAACTTAAGTTTTGGTCAATAATCTTTTTACGAACAAAACTATCTTTGCTAGTTAACAAATCTAACAAGAACTTTTGATGTTCCATTGTACGTGTTAACTTATTGATAGCTTCAAAATCGATTGCTTGTAGTGCTTGTGTTTCCATCTCAACAACTTGTTCACTGTACGGGTCAGTCTCTTGTGACTTGTTATCAATCTGGTTAAGAATGTTAGCAACCTCACTTGAATGTTTAATTGCTTCTGCTTCTGTATCATAGTAAGTAACAGGTTGTGGACCTAAAACGATAGAAGTCAATTCACTCAGTTGTTCACTAAACGGATTTGATTCTTGTTTCTTATCTTCCCAAACTTTTTTCAAGTTAGATACATCGCCACTGTGCCGAATAGCGTCTGCTTCTGTTTTATATGATGGTATAGGCTTAGTACCTAATTTAGTAACTAATGATTCATTGATTGATAATTGTGTTTCAAAATGAACTAATTCAGCACGGGCACTCTCAAGTACCGTAGTCTTTTCTAACGTGACCTCTAAATGTTTATCATCATGGAAGTCTTGTCCACAAGCATAACACCTGTGATCCTCAAGCTCTTTTACTTCCCGAATCAACTTATCAATTAATTTTTTTTCTTTTGTGATACTTTTGGTTAGAGTATCAATTATTGTTATGATAGATTTTTGTTCTGCTTCATCATGTAGCCAATCTTTTAAATCACTCCATGATTTAAGTTCAGCTTCAATATCATACTCATTTTTAAGTGAGTACGCCTTATATGCTATTGAAACGTCAGTGTCATGTTTTTGTTGCCAAGACGTACTACGAGCAACCAGTGCATTGTATGAATCTTGTGCTTCTTTTTGTTTAGTCCAAACATTCAAGTCTTTGTGTGCTTGTAACTCTAATTCAATATTGATTTTACTGAGTTCATCATATTGAAGGGCGAGTGATGTTAAGTCGTCATCATGTTTTCTCAACCACAATGTTTGTCTGCGTTTCAATGCGTCAATCTGTTCCTTGACACGTTTGTTAGCCTCTTCAATAGCTTTGACTCTAAATTCTTCCTGCTGAATATCATCTTTACTACGGCGAATCATTTCTTTGATAACTTCAGCCTTCTCACTTAATAATGTGATACCCATCAATTGTTCAATGATATCTTTTTGCTCATTGTTCTTTAATGCTAAGAATGGTTCACTGTATGTATTCAGTACAACGATATGCCGGAACATGTCTGCTGACATATTAATAACTTTTTCAATCGCTACCTGTGTTTCTTTGTTCTCTCCTTGTTGATCCTCAGAAGCTTTGTCCTGAATATCATTAACATAGAACTTAAGAATATTTGGCTTACGTCCACGTTCAATCTTATAGTCAACTCCATTAACATTGAATGTCAATGTAACTAACATACCCTTACCATTTGTACGATTAACTAAATTATCTTTACGAATATTATTAATGGGTGTACCAAACAATGCATAACTAAGACCTTGAATCAATGTTGTCTTGCCAGTGCCGTTCCTAGCACCGTCACCACCTAAGTCTAAGTTCTCACCTAAAATAAGTGTTAAGTCTTTCTTATCAAAGTCAACTGCTTGGGTTACTGCACCAATAGATAAAAAATTCCTTAATGTAATGTCTTGTAGTGTAATCATAGGTTGTTGTAAATGTCCAAAAGAATCTTTTTATCAAAATTATTTGATTCAATACTGTTAATCTGGTCAATGATAATTTGGTCTACACTTTCAAACTTTAATCCGTCTGCTGTTTGACCATTTTCATTTGTTTCTAATTTCATAGGTATCAATGCCATCTCTCTTAGCTTGTGTTCTGGTATCCATGTCTCACGCAAGAAGTTAGCTTCTTCATAGGAGATTTCAATATCAAGATGTACTCTAACATGACTGTCAATCAATAACAAGCCGTCAGGGTTTTCTAAGATATCACTTAGTTTGTGTACACGGAACACAGGCTGTCTAGGCCATGTATAAAATACAGGCTCAGTTCCCCATTCTAATATCATCATGCCACGTGCGTCATCGCCTGCGTCAGCATAGTTATGCGGGAAAGCATTACCAATATACCAAATGTTCTTACGTGCTTGCCGTTTATGAAAGTGACCACTGAATACTTTTTCAAAACCACCCAATTGATCCTCATTGATTTCACCGTGATCGGGCATCTCAACCATAGCATTCATGTGGAAATACGGTAGTTCAAAATGACCAAACATATATTTGCCACTCATCTTTTGTAGTTTCTTGTAATCATCTTGTACAAGCCAGGGTGCAATAACTACATCTCCTTGACTGAAGAAGTCGTTGACGATTTTAACGTTTGGTAAATGTTTAGCCCACTCAACACTATGAATGTCCCTACGGTCACGATAATAAAGATCGTGATTGCCTGGTATAAAATATACAGTATCAAAGTTAGCACTTAGTTTCTCCAATGCTTGTAATCCAAACTGAAGTGTATGAATGTTAATGCTTGCACGGTGGTGATTATAATCGCCCAAGAAGAAACATGTTTCACACCCCTCACTCTTTGCTTTTTTAATGAACCAATCTACAAAATCGGAACAGTCTTGGTTGTGTTGTAAGCTGTTTGATTTAAGGCCAAAATGGATATCAGTAAAAACAGCGGCTTTTTTAAAAAGGTTACTCATTCGTCTATTATATAATAAAGCCGTTACATTAGCAACGGCTTTGGTTAAATTATTCTTCGTATACTGTGGAACTAGACCCAATACCCTGTCGTGACCAACTAGGATTGAGACCATTGATTTCTAGTATATCATCACGTATGTTTTGATTACGTTTTTCTGTATTCAATACTCTACAGAAACTATTAGTGATAGCGGCTGTGTAGTAAGCAAATGGGTTTGCACTTTTAGCTTCATTGAAACGTAAACCAACGTATGTTAATTGTAAGATGGCACTATTACGCATCTCATCATTGTAAGTATACCCGCGCCAATTATATTTCATTGCATATTTTTCGCACATCATAATATACATACGGGCAAGTTTGTTTGTGATTTTGCCGTGTTCTTTATTAAAGACACCTGTTTCTAAATCACCGTCCCAATGGCTTTTACCTACACATTTGAATGTATTATTTTCATCAATTTTGTAATGCTGGAACGGTGGAAAGTTTACCTTAACATGAACCATATCATCTACTTCAGCTTTAGTAGTATTATCCTCTAAGTCAGCAAATATTTCGTCTGGATCTGGTTCTTCAAAATCAAAGATATCCTTCGCTGTTTTCTTTTTAACTGTTTTACGTGGCTGTTTTGGTGCGACCGGAACGTGATCCCAAGTCATTACACGAAATACTAAATCTGTAACTAAAATTGAATCCGGACTAACAGCATCTTTAGACCCTTGTTCTAAACTAAGACGTAATGCACGTGTTTCTTTTGCTTGTTGAATAGTTTCTGGTTTGAAAGCATATTCTAAGCTGTCTTCCATACTAGATTGAGGCATGTCTACAATGAAATCATAGCGATGATAGCTTGGGTCGGTGAAGTAGCAATAAGCGTTTTTACTTTCGTGAATTTCTTTTAGAATGTCTTTATTATTTAAATAGTTGACAGGTTTGCGTGAGGGTAGGGACATAGTTCTCCGTTATTATGTTGATGTAAGTATAACATTATTGTTGCAGAATAGCAACTATTTTGTGATGGAAAGGGTAAAAATACTACTTTATTTAGTAGATAAATATGTGTAAGGATAACAACATATTATGGCAAACCCAACCACAACCGAAGAATGGAAACAAGTTGCAGCCAATGCACAGGCACAGTTGGATGCGGTCAACCTACAAAAGACACAAGGTGAAGCGCAAATTACTGCATTGGAACAGCAATTACTGGCCAACGGACAAAAGATAAGTGACTTTATAACATCTCAGGGTAACCGTTATAATCCTAGAGATCCAGTGTTAGTTGCACTAGAGGCAGAAACAAACGCTATCAAGCAAAATATAGACAAAACAGCGGTGTATGTAAGATCCACATTAACATCACAACTATTTCAACTAAGAGCAACTATAAATAATGCTAACACACAGGCAGGAACAGCATCATCTGGACCTCCAAACACAAACACAACTACTCCGCCTGAAACTGTTACTCCCAATCAGACTAATACCACCGTTACTACAGTGCCACTTCCTCCGATTGAAAACGCAACAGTACCTGCTACTGGACAAAACGCGGCTACAAACGTTGCCTTCCTAGATGCTAATGCGTCTCCTCAACAACTTATAGATCCAAATACTGATCCTAATACTAATATTGGTAATGATACTCAGACATTAAATATACCCCAACCCCAACAAGAGATAGGGTTAAACAGTGATCCAAATACTAATATTGGTGCAGACATTCAAAACGTTAATGTAGCAAAAGCACCGGCAAATACAGAAATTGATGAATTTGCTGGAGTTGATGAACAAGTTGCTAAACAAAAGAAAATTGCAGACATGGGTGATTTTGCTGGAGTTGATGAAGCAATAGCAAAACAACAAACAATCAGTCTTAACAGTGACCCTAATACAAACATTGGTGCAGAGATACAAAATTCATCACCTACTGATATTACCACTGAAGATCCATTTGAAGCTGCCAGACAAGCAGCCGCTGAACGTGGTAATGAAGCTAATACACAGGCTGCAATTGATGCGGTAAATCAAGCTGCACCTAAAGGTATATCAACTGCGTTAAAGAACACTCAAAGTACAGCTACCAGAGACGATAGTGCTAGTTTTCAACAGAAACCAGATTGGCGAGCAAGATTAAGTTTGGCGCCCGGTGCTGATTATTTATATAAAGTACCGGACGGCAAAGCAGGTATATTACAACCATTAATGGCTACTGATGGCGTAATCTTTCCATACACCCCGGCAATTTCAGTTACATACAGTGCTGGATATGATACAAGTGAATTAGTACATAGTAATTATAAAATTTATCAATATAAAGGAAGCAGTGTAGATACTGTTAGTATTACTGCGGATTTTACTGCACAGGATACTATTGAAGCAACTTACTTATTAGCTGTGATACATTTTTTCCGTAGTGTTACTAAAATGTTTTATGGGCAAGACAAGAATCCAAATAACGGAGTACCCCCACCGTTGTGTTATTTGAGTGGTTTTGGAGCATATACGTATGATGCACATCCAGTAGTTGTAACTAATTTTACGTATTCTACTCCAACCGATGTAGATTACATTCGAGCAGGTAGTCAAACTAATCAACCGGGAGTAAATATATCTCAACAAAAACCCGCATTAAATACGTTTGCCCCTAAAGTAGTGAGAACTGCAATGAATGGTTTATCACCCAAAGTTCCAAACTTTCAAACACAAAATACAATGATTAACAGTGAAGCAACATATATACCTACAAAATTACAATTACAAATCACATGCCTACCTATTGTTACACGAAATGATATCAGCAATAAATTTAGTCTTAAAGAGTATGCGACAGGTGAATTATTACGAGGAACTAAACGTTCGGGCGGAGGTATTTGGTAATGTCTAATAACAGTTTATATCCAGCATCAAGTCCTTATTTTGCTACAGGTGTAGTGAATAATAGATTTTTAGATGTACTAGTGGATAGACCTATTCCTAAATTAGGTAGTGACAGATATTGGGAAATCACACAAACATATAATTTACGTCCTGATATGTTAGCATATGACTTATACAGTAATCCAAAATTATGGTGGGTATTTTCAAGTAGAAATCCAAATACATTAGCTGATCCATTTTTTGATTTTACTACAGGTACTAGTATATATTTACCAGATCCTGCAACGTTAAAACAAGTATTAGGATTATAAATGCCAATTGAAACAGATGAGCTAGGTATTATAATATCCTCTACCCCTGACAATAATAATTTAGGTGGTACTCCAGGAGGTGACGATACCAGTTATGATAAAAAAGAAGCTAAAAATGTTGCCGCTAAAGAAAATAATGCTACTGCAACCGGTAGTAGTGAAGTTGAAACGGTCAATAAAAGTTTTGCAGGACAAACACAAGCAGGTAACGCACAATCTCCTGCAGGAAATGATGTAGTTGATAAAGGTGTAGGGAAAACAGCTAAACCTGGAAGTAGATTACAAAACCCATTAGGTAATTTTAGCAGTTATACATATCAATTAAGCTTGTATATGATAACACCGGATGCATATAATGCATTTCAAAAATCAAATAGAAAAAATATTAATGCACTATCAGCAACAGACGCTAGTGGGCAAGCAACAAATGGTGGTGCGTTTTTAATTGCACAATCAGGAGGCATTAATAATACTGCAAGTAAAAGAGCACCGGGTTTTGAGTTAGATTTTTATATTGATGATTTAAAAATTAAAACGGCTACAAATGCTAAAAGCACTCATAGTGAATCTAACGTAACAACACTGTCATTTAGTATATATGAACCATATGGTTTTTCTTTTATTACCAAATTAAAAAGAGCAAGAGATAGTTTAGTTAAAAATAGTAAATTAAAAAATTATGAAAAGGCCGTTAACGGGAGTAAACAATTTTTTGTATTAGGTATTAGATTTCAAGGGTATGATAAAAACGGAAATATAGCAAATGCGAGTCAAGTATTTGCAGATGATACATTAAATACAAGCCCGGATGCTAGTGGTGTATATGAAAGATTTTATGATATACTGTTAACAAAAATGAAATTTAAGATTAATGGTGGTGCAACAACTTATAATCTAGAAGGAGCTGTAACATCAACATCAGTTAGTATGGGCACAGCTAGGGGAATAGTTGATAATTATACACCAATTGTGGCCGGAACGGTTGAAGAAGCATTGATTGGTAATGGTAATGGTATCACTAGTTTACTACAAACAATAAATGAAACTCAGAATACATTATATAGAGAAAAAAGAATTAAAATACCAAATGTATACAGTGTTAGATTTATAGGTGATAGTGATTTACTAAAAAATGCAAGAATGGTTACTGATGCGGATTTAGATAAAGCTAGAACACCAATGAGTAGGGCAAATAATTCTAAGGAAGTAAATGAATCAACTAGTAATAAAGCAGTAGCAGACACAACTAGAAAAACAATATCATTTGCATATGGTATTCCCATAGTACAGGCAATTAATAATATTATTAAACAAAGTTCATACATGGCTGATGCACTTAAAGTTATATTTCTTGCAAGCGAAGAACCTGATGAAGACACCGGTAGTCTTGAAGTTGCTGTTAAAAAAGATGTACCACCTATCAGATGGTATAATATAAATCCAGAAATTATATGTTTAGGGTTTGATGAAAATGTGGGTGATTTTGCCTACAACATCACGTACGTCATACAACCATATGAAACTCCTGCAGCCAAATCTCCTTATACAAAATCTAGCAAATATTATGGCCCTCATAAACGATATGAATATTGGTTCACTGGAAAGAATAGTGAGATACTATCTTATGAGCAGACTATGGATAATACTTATTTTAACGTAGCGTTGTCTCCTGACGGTGATCCAGCTAGTACAGCTGGTGGTGCAACGGTACCTGTATATGCAGGAAAGTTACAAAATATAGAATCTCAGGGTGGATTGAATGTTGGTATGGAAGCACAAAATGCTTACATGACTAGTTTATTCGACCCGGGTGCATACGCCAAAGCAAAAATTACCATTATGGGTGATCCGGATTATTTGTCACAAGAAACACCCCAGAGTGTTAATCAAGTATACAATCAATTTTACGGTAGTGATGGATTTACTATTAATCCAAACGGTGGTCATGTTTTTATTGAAATAGATTTTAAAGAAGCACAAGATTATTACAACAGTGATGGATTGATGAGTATCAATGAATCTATATATTTTTGGAATTATCCTGCCGCAGTAGCTAATAAAGTTAAAGGTGTTAGCTATATGGTTCTTGATGTAGAACATAGTTTTAAAAGTGGTAAATTCCAGCAAACATTAACTTGTTGTATCAATGATTTCCCTGGAGTATTAGGTACTCCAGCGGCGGCACTTGGTGGAAGAGCAAATATTACAGATAAAGTGGCTGCAAGAACCGGAGTAACATTAACAAAAGAAAATGCAAATAATGCAAGATCCGCGTTTGCCGCATCCGATCCTAGAAGAATAGACTTAGGAGGATCAGATGTACGTACAAGTACAAATCAAGGTGGAGATGGACCAACACCAGGTAAAGGAAGCACTACCTCAGCTTCATCAGGTTATACTCCTGACAACGAATTTGCCGGAGTAGATGCAGCCGTAGCCGCTAACTATCTAGCGGATAATACTTCACTTTCATACAGTAGTACACCAAATACTACTACAACAGAAAATACAAGACAAGGTGTAGCAAATGATGACAGTGTTCAAAGTGTAGGATTAACACAATCCGGCGTTGCTAATGCTCAAAGCCCTGATGCTGGTAGAGAAACACAAAACACTACATTGAATACTAGAACAAGACCCGGTGAAGGTGTATAACAGTAAATAATTAATATGGCAAATAATATCTTTAAACCCAAAGGCGCACCAAGCGCAGATAAATTAGGTGCAGGTGGTGCAGTAGTTAGTTCTGTGCCTGTGTTTGGGGTAGTAAAAGATAATATTGATCCTATACGAAGTGGTCGTTTGCGAGTTTATGTTGCTGATATGGGAGGTGTAGATCCTTCTGATAGCAACTGTTGGATTACAGTTAGTTATATGTCACCTTTTTATGGATT